AAATTAAAGAAATTCATCAAACCTTCTTCACTACTTGTAACAATTACCTTATGCCACATAAAAGGTTCTAAGAGCCTATTACATAGTTGTTTCGTTACTCCATCTTTATTAATAATTTTAGAAGTAGTTAAAGCTTGATTTCTTGATAGTAACCAATTTTCTTTTAAGTTATTATATTTAACTTCTTCCTCTGTAAAATATTCATTTCCTTGCATCCCTTTATGGTCTTTTTGCCAAGCAATGGGGATGAAAGGATTATCCATCACCATTTTAACCATTTTCTTAAATGGTATAGCTCTACTACTTGCAGAGTTTCTACTGAACATCCTGTGCGTATTAAATTCTGCCAATACAATTCTTGGTAATTGTATTACGAAAGTAATTAACCTGTCTCCTTGCGGAGACAAGCTATCTGCTACTATTTTTGAACTATACTTTGTATGTTCCATAACTTATAAGTTTTTTTTAATCCACTCTTCTGGAATATCTATGTTTTTATAATATCCATCTCTGCCATAATATAAAGTATCTTCTTCATATTTATTAATCAATACTTCAACTTCCTTTCTGCTGTACATCTTCTTTTTAACAGCCTTAATAGAAACAGTATTGTATTTGTTTAATTTAAGTACATTCCAACTTTCTCTACCTAAAGGAGTATCATCGTAGTCTTCTTCATACTCAACTTCCCACTTTCCATCAGGATTAGCAACAAACTCTTCTAAAAAGGCTTGTTGTAATTGTGGTATTTGTTTATGATAACCCTGTTTCATATTATAAGGTTCTACTTGGTTAGTCATAATCCTAATGTCAGTAGTTGCTATGATTTTTCTATTACTATCATGAGCCAACCCTTCTTCTATGAACTGGTATATTTTTGTAGTAAGTAGTTTTGGGTTGTAACACCAATCACCTTTTCTAATAGGTTCTACATCTTGTGATACTGTGATGTATATATGTTGATACATCTCTTTAGAGTAATTAGAAATAGAATATCCTTTATTAATTTTTAATTCTCCAACTGTTCCTCTTGTTCTAACTCCCCACATTAATGTTTTAATAATACATCCTTTGGGAATATATTTACTATAAGGCATTTTATATGGCTCTACTGCTGTTGGTAGCATTACTACCTCTATTTTGTGTTTCATTTTTAAGGTTTTAATAGTTCCCAAGCATAATTTAACTGCTCTTCAGCTAAATCTTTAAGCTCTAAATACTTTTCATTACTTTTCAATTTATCCTTAAAAGGATTAGTAGTCATGTGAGCTCCTCCTCTATTGTAGATTTCCATCATCTCACAAAGAGCATTAGCTGTTTGCATACACTCTAAAAATTCCCATCTTTCTTTATTACTTAAAGTAATGGAATTTTCTTCAATACTAGTTAATGATGTAAAGTAACCTTTTAAGTGTTTATGAGAACTGATATCTTTAGCTCTTACAGGTTGTTTTTCATTACTATATGTAACTATGAAGCCTTTCCCCCAATACCAACCACAGTCCCAAGAATGCTTTTTAAGATAGTATTTAATATTATCTTTTTTAAACAATAACCTATGTTTACCAAACTTGTTTATTTCTTTCTTTTCCATTACTTAGTTTTAATTTTATTATAATAAATAATAAAGCTGACAGTTAATTCGTAAACTGCTTCTAAATTGGTGTCAAACCAGTAGCCTGAGTCTTTTCTGTCTTTGTTTATAGTGTAAGATTCTTTACCATAGCAATATCTTATTCCATTAAACCTGTAACTATGAGTTTCACTATTGTCATAAACTAAAGAAGAAGAAGGAAACCCTATGTCAAATTTTTTTGTATGTGGTAGTTGTGTTATCCTTTCTACAACTATCATAAGCCAATTCCATGAATTATCAAATCTAACTTCACTGATTAATACCCAAGTGTCACTAATTAAACCTGATAATTCAGGAAAAGTAAATAGGTCTTCATCAACATTACCTTTTCTTCCTAAGAACTCTAATATTAATTGATTTTTATCTCCTGTCGTCATTACTTAATACATTTTTTAATATAAACTAAACAAGCTTCATATACACATTTTAACAATGTGTCTTCACTATATTTAGCTTTTGGGTTCATATTTTTAACCCAAAATGCAGTGCATATAGGCTGAGAGTCTATCCAAACCCTACTTGGATGAACAACTATCCCTGAATAACGAGCAGGAGAGTTGTATTTGATATGGTGATTGCATAAAGCTAGTAAATCCATGCACATATTCCAATCTTTATCATAATCAAACATAGAGTCTTTAAACATTTTAAAAGACTTTATCCATGCTCCTTCTACAGTGAAATCTGAACCAAGGACTCTATTCCCATTTTTAATTTCAAAGTAAGTAGTTTCTCTTCTAATGACTTTAGAAGCAGGCTTGTACCCTATAAATTCTTGGATTGTTTTCCAATCTTCAAATCCTATTAATTTATCTTTATTCATTTTCAATTAATTTTAAAGCTTGCTCTAAACCTATCTCAAGAGCTTCTTCATAAGTTTTATAATGAAATCCAGCAGATGCCCCTTTATAATGTCCTTTTTTCATATTATAAGCTTGTTGTCTCCAACCTCTGCTTAAATGCATTGGACTTACACTTACATGGATATCATGGACATCTCTCAACCATTTTTGAAGTAATGATTGTGTTGGTCTAAGTAACCACAAATCATCAGATATATCTCTTCTATGTAAATAATTTTCTTTAGCGTCAGCACCCCTATAATTTTTATAACCATGCAAATCTTTTACAAATCCATCAAAAAATTCAATTGCTGTTTCATCTTTAATGTTTTCTGAAATATTTTTATCCTTATAAACATCAAAAGCGTTTTCACAATATTCATTAAACCCTTTATCTTTAGCTAATTTAGCTAATTCAAAACTAACTAATTCATCTTTCATTTTACAGATTTATACCTTTTAATAAATTCGAGTAACCCATTAAAGATTACTTCATTAAAATTATTTTCAAAATTAGACCCAGTTTTATCTACGACAATAGTCTTGCTTTCATTAATCATACTAAACCCATTCTCTGCGTAAGCTAGATTTATGAAAATGTCAGGATATTCATTTGATATTTTAAATAAAACATCAGAGACAATCATACTGTGTACAACTTTTTTATTTTGTGTATCTCCAAAAGATACTCCAGAGAACTCAGAAATCTGCTTACAAGCAGATTCCCAAGTGTCAAATAAATCTTCATTAAAGTTTACCATTATTTTATGATTATTTTTATTTCAGTTAAATTATCTTCTAAAGGGTTACAATTTGGATAATGATTACAAATTATAGTTTTCACCTTTTTAAAAATATTTCCTTTAGTGTGCAAAATTGCTTTTTGAAAAGTAGGTAAACATAGTCCATTAATAGATAAACTACTAAGATTAATTACTTCTTCTTTGTCTATTTTAAATAAATTTACCATTATTATTTTCTTTTGATTAGTTCTTTTAAATTATTAACTAAAGTTTCTTGATTTTTATCATAGCAACTGATGACTTCATTTATAGATAGATAATGTTTATTCATCTCTATATATTGCAATACTGCTTCTTTACGAGAGAAATACAAATTAGAAGTAGATACAGTGTGCTTTTCTCCAATAATACCATTAACATAAGTATAATGAAAAGATTTGTCTACCCACCAATAAATATCATTCTTAAATATATCAACACCATCTTCTGTTGTGAGAAATGGTGTCAGTTTTACACAATCTTTAAGAGATTTCCAATGGTTTATCTCAGAGCAAGAGTATCTCTCAGTACGTATATCTAACCTTTTGATTATACTATAGGACTGGAAGTCAATACTATTATAAGATTGTGAAATATTTGGCATAGAGACTCTGTCTCCTATAGTTATAATTTCATTATCTGAAGTTCTTTTCAAAGAATATACTCTGAAAAGGGATGAATCATAGTTGTCTTTGACTTTTTCAAAAAGGTCTGCATCTAACACCTCTCCTTTTTTATCTGATTTTATAAATACTAACTTTAATAGTTGGTATTTTTCTTCAATAATTTCTTCCCAGAATTCAGAATGTTTTTGGCACTCTTCTAAACTTAAATTGCATTTTATTCCAGCTCTTATTACTGCTGGAGATACATGTGAAAAACCTAGTTTAAATTCCACTGTAAATTCTAATTTAGGACTTCCTGGATACTTCTTAATTAATTTAAATTTCTTACTCATATTCTTTTCTTTATTAGTTTAAGTTTGTAACAGAAAAATAACTACAACCCTAATGTCAACGTATCTCCTACACTATATTCTTCTTTTAAAGGAATCCAAAATATTTTACTTGTAAGGTTAGTAGGAATTTCTTTTACTTTACAAGAGTTTGATTGAATTTCAACAACTTTAAAGTTGTTGTTGTGAACTGCATGATTGTCTAATAACATATATACTGCTACGAAAGCGAAATATATGTATGTTATCACAATAAGTAAGTCTCCTCTATTCATATTCTTCTTTTAGTTTAACTTCTTCCCCATTAAGTATCTCTGTGTAAGAATCCATTTCATGAAAATTAAATCTTTCTTTCATTTCAGATAACATTTTCAAAGATGAACCCAACAAGGTTTCATTCGGAGAAATATTTCTTTTATCTCTTTGTGGAGATTTGTGTCTAGCTTTTTTACCCTTTTGGGTACCTTTCTTTCTTTTATTGTTTGACTTAGGCATAATATTCTTCTTTTGTTATTTCAATATAATTTGTTACCATATTATTTTTAGTATTAGTACCAGAGCTATGTCTCATTTCTGCTTCCTCTAAATTAATATGTCCTTTAAATCTAAATCTAGACCTGCCAAGAGTTTTACCTGAGCTAAAAAAGACATCATAGTACTTAAACTCCTGTACTTCCAAATCCTCCTGTTCCTCTTTTTGTTTCTCTTGTTGTTCCTGATACATAATTAATTTCTATTTTTAAAGATTTTTTAAATAAGACTTGGGCAATCCTTTGCCCTCTTACTATTTTTACAGGTGTAGAAGATGTATTTATTAAGCTAACCATATACTCACCCAAATAGTCATTGTCCATGGTTCCTACTCCGTTGGCAACAATTAACCCTGAGTTAAGTGGTAGAGAACTTCTACTTCTTATCTCTGCTTCATACCCTTTAGGTAGGTTTATTTTTATTCCTGTACCTATTAGTATTCTATTCTGAGGATTGACCATAAATGGTGTACCTTCTTTAAAATACTCATTAAATGTATCTACTTTATCAATACCTACTAAAGCCCCATTACTCTTTAAAACCTTTTTTATAGAAAGAGCTTTTATATCATACCCTGATGCTCTTTGTGTTCCTTTGTAAAGGAGAGGACCTAAGTCCTTTCCTTTATATAATAATTCTATCTCAATTTTAGGTCTACTAAACCAATTCAATAAGTTCTTCACAGTTCTTTATTTTTAATTTTATTATAATATTTAATAAATTCTACTATTGCATTATATGTACATAATAATTTACTATTATCAGTCATTGAATAAATTTCTGTTAAGTCTTCTTTCCAATCATTTTGTATTAAACAAAATGTTCCTGTTCCAATAGTAACTCCATAACCTAAATTCTCAATTTTCTCTACTACAGGCATAAGCCAGTCCCAAGATTTATCAAACTTAAATTGCTGTCTTGGGTAAGTAATTTCACAAATAGCAGTTGGTACAACATACATTACTCTACTGTCGTTAATAATTTTCTTACTCAACTTTAAATTAAGAAATTCTACAAACAAATTACTTTCCTCTATTGTCATTTTTTATTATTTATACGTTTAATAAATTTCATTTCAGTCTAATAGTTATTATAGTTTTAATTTTGTTTGTATCAATAGTTGTGATATCAATTTCTTGACCTTTAAAACTACAGCTAAACAAGTTTTTTTCTGACAAGTAAATATTAGCTATCGGAAATTCAATTTTTGTAAAAGATTTAGTCACTTGATTCCAAAAGTCTCTTTTTTCATCATAATCACCATCTAATTTATCTATAACATCATGTAATGTTTCCTTGAAGTTAGAAATAATACTACCTTCTTCGTCAGTATTATACATATCTAAAGTAGTATAGAACTCAAATAGTCCCCAAGAAGTAGTTTTTATTAAGACTTCAGCTTCAATTGACTTTTGTAAAAGGAATCCTCCAATTTTAACACACGCAACTTTATTATTTAGAATACTTATTAGGTACTCCACTAATTCACTTTTTAATGTCTTTGTCATTGTTCAAATTTTATGTTTAAATAAGAGAAATTTTCACTACTCCTTGATACAGCTACAAAAAATAAATTCTTTTCTTGAATCCTGCTCTTTTCATTCCTAGCCATCTTAGAAGGCATTAATTTTCTTTTGTTTATCAAGTATACATTAGGGTTTTCTAACCCTTTACTTTTATGAATAGTACTTAAAACTATACTATCTTCAGAAGCTACAAAGAAGATTGTAGCTTTAGCAAAGTAATGTGTTAATTTTGTTCCATAAGGAAAAACAAAATTACTACTAAGAGAAGATACTATATCTATAGCTTCTTTAAGCATGAAAAACCTAATCCTGGTTGTTTCACTTTTTAAATTTGCACTTAATTCTAATAACTCTTTTCTAGAGTTAGTCAGTGCTGTATCTATATCTAAGTACAGATATTCTCTCATTACTTTCTTAGCACTGTTAAAAGTATCCTTGCCTAGTATGTAACATTTCTTTCCTTCAGCAGCTAATAAGAACAAAGTTGAAACTAAAGGAGCTGTATTTCTACAAAGTATCAAAGATTTTTTAGGGATGCTGCTCAAATCCCTTTCTGTCTTAATAGACATACTCCCTCCTTCACTTTTAAAAGGAATTACTCCTTTATATATTTTGTTTAACTCATCAGTAATTATAGGTGGACACCTGTAACTTATATCTAAAGGTAATTCCACTACATTAGCATAAGATTTAAACATTTCAAAAGATTCTGCACTACTTCCTGCAAAAGCATTTATTGCTTGTCTATCATCTCCAACAGCAATGAATTTAACATGTTGGTCATCATTACAAATGATTTCAAACAACTTGTGTTGAAGTACTGAGAAATCTTGACACTCATCTGCAAAAACATGAGTATAACCTTCAGTACATTTTAAATCAAAATAAACTGGAAAATACAGCATATCTGTAAAATCCACTAGTTTATAACTTCTGTTATTGAATCCTTCTCTTATTTCTAGAAAAGTAATCCAATAGCTTTGTAGTAAAGTATCTTCAGTGATTTCCCAAACTCCTAATTCAATAGAAGCTTCCTTAATTTCACTAAAGTCATCAGTTAAAAATATCCTAGAGAATTGATCTAAAAATTTTAAAGAAAACTTTAATACGTTTTCCTCCTTTCTGGACAACAGTTTAATATCTGATGTATTATACAGGTCTTTATATAATATATAAAACTTATTTTTATCTACTTTAAAAGTAAATTTTTTTGCCACCATTTTTAATCCAAAAGTGTGTAAAGTAGAAGCTTCCACACTACTTGTTAAGACAAAACTACTTAGTTTGTCTTTTAATTCCTTCACAATCTTGTTATTAAAAGCTAACATTATCCCTTTGTCAAAAATATTTAAATCTTTGGCTAAAGATAACATAGTCGTGCTTTTTCCTGTTCCTGGACCAGCTTTTACTAATACAGAGTTGCTTGTATCAAAGAATTCTTCTCTGATTTTTTTCTGTCTATAATTATCTTTCATTTATGTAGTTAGATTATTATTTTTTAAAAAATTATTGTAAAACTCGTCAAATTCCTTGCTAAACTGTAAATATATCTGAGTATGTTCTATAGCAGAGTCAGAATTCAAAGCTTTGAATCCTGCACCAGGTATCTTTTCTAACTCCTTTTTAAGGGAGTTAGTTTTAGATTTTAATTTCCTCTTAAAAAAAGAGGAAAAGTCAAGCTCATCAAGGTTTTCTAAAAACAATAATGAGAGAAGTAAATTTTTAACTAATACATATGTATCTTCCATTTTATCTTTCTTCAAATAGCGTGTATAGATACTTACTAGTATCCATGTTAAATAAGCTTTCTTCCTTAAAAGTAAAAGGAAGTAATAGTTCTAAATTAGAAGACTTAATTTCTTCTGTTGACAAGAAAGTCCCTGTCTCTCTTAAAAGAGACTTTTGAAACCTGTTTACTGCTTTTTCATCTCTTTCAACTATCTTATGTATGTGAGAAATATCCCTATGATATTGGTGTTCAATATAGGTAGGATTACTTCTCAATTCTGACAACTTCCCTCTAATTACAGAGGAAAGCAAGTCAGGATATGGAAAAGATAAAGCAACTATTTTATCACTTCCTGAATCATATATTTCTAGAACATCAGGACAAGCATCTAATTTCACAAAAATGCTACTTGAGTTCACTGATTTAGGACATTTTAAAAGTATTGCTTTTCCAAAGTATTCTTCTCTCAACTCATCATGACAATAAAACTGAGTGGTGAGCAAGTTACTTCTCCTAATCAATCTTTTTGTCTCTGTGTCATACAAAAGACTTATCCAGACTGCTAAATAAGCAGCAGTTTTGTTTAAAATAAGGTTATTCATAGATAAGTTTTTCTAATGTTAATGTGTTGTAGTACATTGCTAGCATGTAAACTCTTTTTAACATTTGTTTTATTGACTTATCTACTTCTTCTACTGGTATAGTAAAACTTTTTAATCTCTGGTCCAAAGGTATTTCTAAGAGACTACTATTAAAGTCTCTAACTTTTTGTTTATTTTCATCGTTAAAGTTTGCATACACTTCAAAAGGTGTAGGCATTAAACAGAAATCTAAACTCAAGTTTTTCGCACTCCATAAAAAGGAATACGTAATTAGTTGCCAATAGTAATTTATACTTATACCCTTGTGATTAGTATAAGTTCTAAAATCTTGTGGACATTTAATGTCTCTTACAAGATTTTCATATTCTGAATAAATATCACACTCTCCTGTAATAGCATGTTTAAACTCAGGAGCACTTATAGCTTTCGGATTATACCTAACTATAGTTTTAGATTTTAAATCATAAATAGCTCTAAGATTATTTTTTGCATAATCTTTTAACTTAAGATCGTTAACAAGTTCTATAGCTTCATCTTCCATTAAATTACCTTTTTGAATTTGATGAGGCATAAAACCTTCCATTGTTAAGTCTAATCCTTTTTGCTCTATAAACAGAGTGTGAGCATAATTCTTTGCTCCTTCTGGTAGTTCATCAGGAGTATTGATTTTGTCTAGTATCTTAATATAACTATCATACTCTTTTTTACACCCTTTTGGGTAAGAAGGAGATACATAATTCTTTTGTAAGAATTCAGACATCTCTTCGTCATTTACTTCTATATTCTTAGCTTCAAGTTTGTCTCTTAGTAAACTTTCTGCTTTATCTAATTCTACCTTGAGACTGTCGTAGTCTATAAGATAACCCATTATCTTGCTCATGCTGCTAGCTCTTATTAACATATTTTAATTTTTTAAATATTATTTGAATTTATTTTATGACTCTCAAGCATTATCATGAAATTTTCATAGTCTTCTAATTCAATTTTTTTTTCTATGAATCTTTTAGTAACTTTAAAATCACTAGAAATTATTACTTGAATATCCTTCCTTTCTGTTTTGTACTCTCCTATCTTTAACAATGATTTTTCAAGAATCACTAATTTTGTAGATAATACAACTAATAATGTATTTTCTATAATTTTTATACAACCTAGTATTTCTTTAGTAGGATGGTAATATAGTAACCCATTATCAAAGAGTATATATAAACTTTTCTCTCTTACATTATTTATTGTTTGAAGTTTATTCCACCTGACAATAACAGTATCAAATCCATAATAATGAGATTCTATAACCTTTTCTATAAAGGTTTTGTAACCTCCACAGAAAACGACTCCGAGACCAAGTTTGTAATTAATTGGAGCTAATTTAAGTAATGGACTGGCTTCTACATTATAGTAAAAGCCAGAATTATAACTTCTTGTATTCCAATACCTAGGTGTGTGAAAGTTTTTATTTTCCGTAAGTTGTAACATCTTGATTTATCTCTTTGGTTAATAAATTACAATCCTCTCTATAGTAAAAAGGAACTGGAAAAAAGTCTACATTAGTTCTCACTGAATCTTTTTCACCTTTATTCAAAGCAATATTAGTTAAATAATTAGTGTAAATAGTAACCAACTTACTAGCCAAAGCACTAGCTACATGAGTAGTCTGCTTAAAACTACAAGACAACCCTGTAGCTTGTTCATCCGTAAACAAACAATTTTCTAAATAGAAATCAATTTCTGATTCTTTATCATTTCTTAGGCAAAATATCTCAAATCCTGTTGGACTTAACCTGCTTTCAAAATAGATTTTATCTACAGATACTCTTGAGTTATTATTAGTAACTCCCTCTAGTTTTCGTTTAAAGTCTTCTGCTAATTTCCTTCTTGAAGTCATATTGTCTACACAACAAAACAATGACGAGTTACTAAATCTTTGAAACATCGGACTAAGAGTTTGTCTGACATTTGAATATATCTTAGTTCCCTGTTCAGGGCTTACCAGCATTTCTATTATTTGTTTTGTTGCAAATACTTTTGAGTCTCCTACTTGTTGAGAAGAAAATAATTGACCTCCGATATTATGGTTTTCTACCATATCATCATCGTATAGAGATAAGTTCTTAGCACCTGCTCTCGCAAGTTGAAAACTTAAGTGAGAACCTATTCCACCTAATCCAATGATTGAGTGACTAAAATATTCCATTTCTTTAAGCCAATCAGCTCCTTTAAATCTGTCATTGTACGGTAATACTTCCATTTAATATTCTTTTATACTGTTAAGAATTTGTTTTAATTTTTCAGGAATTATAAAATTATGTTCTACTTCTTCTATTTCTTCTTGTAAAGTTTCCCAGTCTTCTAGTGGAATTTCAATAACTCCTCTATCATCTTGAAATTGAGGCAAATATCTTTCTACTCTTTTATCAGGAGAATAACTTCTTCCAGACATAAAGTCTTCATAAACTGGAATTTTAGTGACAACTTTTTTTTCATTGTCTTCAAGTATTTTTAGTAACTTATTAAATTCTGAGTCACTTTCAGTCACTGGTAGTTTAATTGTACAATCATATTTCTTACAAGAAAATACTTCTTTTTTAGAAATACTGTTGTGTACATACTTTCCTCTACTTTTTATGTATGTGGAATCACTACTAATTATTTTAGTAGCAACGCCAATTTTAGCAACTATATCTCCAGCATAATTTACTATAATTGAAAGGTAGAAACTGTAATGTTGTGAATTCTCGTTCAATTCACTTATATCTGTAGCACTAAAATATGCTTCCATACTATGATGAGTATGCATCAAGCCTGTACTAAAGTCTGCTTGATTTTCATCTCTCATTATATACTCTGTGAATACAGGATTTGTCCCTATAGATAGGGATGTAAACACACTTGACCCTCTGTCCATAGGAATTATGTCTTTAACATAAATCTCTTTGGGTAAGCCATCATCTGTTGTTTCCTTACTTTGTGTAAAAACTGTCACTGAAGACCACTCAGTATTAAGTTTAGTGAATTTATTCATTAAACTTATTTTATGTAGTACTTCCTCAGTAATAAAAACTACTGGTTTGTTATCTTCTACTTTCATAATATATACTTTTTTAATAAAGTCTTAGCATCATCATTAAGACTTAATTCACTTTTATCAAAATGTTCTACGGTGCTATCTTCGTTAAAATAAACTTCAAACTTAACTTCTTGACCATTAAATATAAAATGGTCTAAATCAGGTATTGATTCTTCATAAAGATTTAATTGTAACTCAAACATTGCTTTTTCTCTACTAAGAGAGAGAAGAGTTTTTAAATTATTTTCCCCAATTTTTAAATTAGATTCTAAAAAACCCCCTAACCAGGAGCCAGAGTATTCTTCTCTGTTGTTAATAAAATGCTCAGTTAAGTCTTTGTAAAAAGTATATATTATAACAAGCTCTCCATAATAGAATTTAAAATACTTAGTAGAAAAATCAAAAGTTGTTTTTTTAATTTCTCCAACTATCTGTCTTAAATTATCATGAATATCTGTCACTTCTAATATACTAGTTTTAGTAAGATTCTCACAAGAAACTAAAGAGGGTATTTTTTTATAACAGTCATCACTGTTATATTCTTTTATATAGTTAATGAGTCTAAGCATAAAGAAGTCATACTCCTCTTGGTTTACTGCTATATACTTTAAGTTATCAGATAACCTTGAATCCCCCAAGCATAAACTGTTTTTATAAATGTCGTGATTTAATTTTTTTCCAAAAAGTTCTGAAGATGTTACATTTGGTTGCAACATATTAAGACCAATCTTATTTGAGCAATGAGGGTGATTAAACCCATTTATTAATCCTAATACATCATATTTTCCGAAGAATAATGACATATTATAACTATCAATGTGCAACCCTTCTCTTTGGAACCCTACTTGAAAATAGAAGTAAGGCTCCTTATAAGCCCATACTTTTTTGTTATTTTTTCCAATTAAATCAAAATCTTTCAATTTAATTACAAAATGAAATTGACATCTATAATGAAGATGTTTACTGTCTTTAAAATAAGGATACACATCCCAACTTAATCCATGTCTTTCACAATAATTTTTAGTGTGAGTAATTATTTTAGAAAATTCTTTAAAAAAAGAATTAGTAATTGTCGTAGCTTTTTTTCTGTCTAAAGAGTTTATAACCTCTTTATAAACAGGTACAAGATTAAGCCAAAAAGGGTCTCCTTCAACCTTGGCATCTACACCTTCATTCCACCAATGCTCTCTAGCTTTAGTAAATTGGTCATATAAAAAAAAGGGATCTCGAAAGACCCCTTTAGTTTGTAATTCATCCATAATTAGTTAAATTTAATACTCAAAAACTTTATCATCAAAATCATACTATTAATCACGATATGCCTCTTCATCATCATTAAAATCATCATCTTCTTCTTCCGCATCATAATAATCCTCATCATAACCTTCATCATCTTCGTCTTCTATGTCTTCTTGACACTCATCTTCTTGATGTTGTAATGCTTTTTGAAACTCTTGTTCCTCTTTTGCTGCCCACAATTTGTGAAAGAGACTTTCCACTTCTTCCATTGTAACAACATTAACCTGAACAGGTAAAATTTCTTCTTTTTTATTTTCCATACACTCTGAGAAAGCAACATTCATTTCTTCAGTACTTAACTGAGTCCAATTTTTGTTTAATTTTTTTGCTTTCGCAATAAAACATTCTTTTACAATGTGGAATCTTTTTGCTTTTGCTCTTAACTCGACAAAAGTAAGAGAAGCACCTGCTTTGTTTCTTTTAGGAGACAACACTAAGAGACCTTTGCCACTTTTAGAAGACAGTCTTTGGCTGTCTGAAGACAATATTTTCTGACTTAAGCTGTCAGAAAAAGACAACCCTTCATATTCAATACCTGCTTCCTCTAAAGCAGTTTTTAACTCTAATCTAGTGGGATTGTCAACCACTTTAATGTTTGGTCTACTTGACAATCCTGTTGAAAAAACTATTACTGTTATTAAATTTTCCATTTAAAAGTTTACTTTAGATAATCTACTCTTTTCGAGTATTTTATTTGTTATTAAAAAATGATTTTTATTATAAAAACCACCATTTCCCCAATATTCTGACATTGGAGATTCTGAATGTAATATATAATTTTTTCCTTTATAGATAGGAATATTTTTAATATTCTCTAAATTATAAGGATTTACATCAAATTTATTAGCTATTTGAGGTATAAAACTTTTTGCTCCTCCCCATAACAACCACACAATATTTTGACCTTCTTGTGAAGATATATGCCTTATTATTTGATTTGTAAATTGTTTCCAATAACTTAAATGACTTTCATCATTTCCTCTCTCCGATGTAAGAGAAGAATTTAATAGAAAGACTCCTTGTTTTTGCCAAGTATTAATTCCCTGATAATCAGGGAAATTATTCTTTAGCTCTTTTTCAAGAATTATTAATTCTTGTGGAGTTAAGTCGGACTTTAAATTATTACCTACTTTTTCATCAAGAGATTCCCAATTATTTTGGAAGGCTAATCCTGTAGCCATTTTATAATTAGGATAAGGAGATTTACCAACAATAACTAATTTAATATCTTTTGGATGTGTTTCAAACACCTTAAAAATATTGTTTTTGTTAGGTTCATAAGCTATTTTAGGTAATACACTTTTAAAAAAGTATTTAAGTTCTTTATAATCCATGTACTTTTTTAGGTAAGGTTTCCAATACCTTATAGCTTCTTCCTTTGAATATCTCATAAGTCAGTTTTCCTTGATTAAAAATTTGATTAAAAGTCTTTGGTTTTTCTTTTATCATATCTGAAGAGTCTTTGATACCTTGTTTTAAAAAGTTCCTGTTTAAACATATAGCAATTATTTTAAATCCTGCTTTACTTATAGTATCTCTAACATGAATAGCAGCTTTAATTCCTGCTTTATCATTGTCAAATAATATGATAAAATTTCTATGTTTAAATTCTTTTAACAACTTTAAATCAGGAATCATTCCTTCATTTTGAAACCAAATAACTTGAAATCCTGCATTTTTAAGTACTCTGAAATCCTTATAAGATTTCGTAATAATTACATCAGATTCAGAGTCAGAGTCATCTAACCCCCACAATCCCCCAATACAATCTTCATCTACATTACCAAAGAACCTAAGAAACTTAGAGAAGGGTTGATAACCTTTCATTCTACTTCCCCAAGAATCATCATTGATAATATAAGAACACCAATGGCTGCAAATAAATTTTCTCCATTCAGAAGAACCTTTACTCTTGACTCCCCAAGCATCAATAGGAATTATATTATCAGATTCTAACTGAGATTTAGTAATTCCATAAGAAGACCAATACTTCTTATCATACTTGTTCCAAGTTCTCGTCCAATAATATATTAAAGTTTTCTTATTTCCTTTAGATTTATTAGATGTCTTTATAACTTCTAACTTAGTGAAACCTAAGTCTAAGCCTTCTAACTTACCTACATTAATGAGCTCTTGAATCTTAGATAAACACAAACCTAAATCAATTCCTTTTAAAATCATTAAGCTTTGAAAACAATCTACATTCCAAATACCAATACCACTAACTTTTGAACCTATTGCAGCTCCATCATATAAACATAACAGTCCTTCCTTGTTTCTAATAAACTTGCACCCAGGACTATTATCTTTTCTATAAGGACTGGTAATAATATCACTATCATTAGGTTCAAAACCTAATGAAATATTCCAAACTTTTTCTTCACTTATTTGAGATAATATTATCTCTTTAGACAAGTGAAGCCCTGGACTAACCAAGGCTTCAAATACATTTTGGAATTCCATGTAATATTATTTTATTATTCCCAGCCATCAGTACCAGCAACAGCACCCCAATCATTAGTACTAGTTTCTGTGCTCATCTCTTCAGTTACAACAGAATCTTTTTGTTGAGAACCAAATTTCGAGGACATAAACCAATCACTTCTTGTTAAAGGGTGTTCTACTACTTCTATAATAGGGTTACCTTTCTCATCAATTTCTCCTGTTTCAATTTCTGCAATAGCAACATAAGAATTACCTTCTACAACAGTAAATACTCCTTCTTGAACAGAAGAAAATACTTTCCCCTGCTTAATATTCTTGGGTAACTCTAGATATGTCATCTTATTACCACTCTTTAATACCCATTGCCATTGAGTAAAGCAATCCACTTTAGCAGGAGCTGTCATCATGTGCCCACAAATATAACTTTTAGCTCTTTTCTCATTCCCTTTTCCATATTCATTTACTCCTTTAGGGAATAATTTGATATAAGCTAATAGCATTTGGTCAAAGTCAAACATCTTGACAATGTTCTTCCACTTGTCCATTACTTGGACAAGTCTCTCTTCTTTTGATGCATAAAAGGATTCAATAATATTTTGTAAGTAAGCTTTAACTTTTATAAAGTCATCTTTGTAAGTAGAAAAATAAAGGATATCGTCTTCAGTAGCTTTTCCTGCTTTTCCTCTTTGAATAATAGCTTTTATATCATCAGAAGTAAAGATTTTCTGTGGGTCATTATCCATACCCTTTCTTGATAATCTTAAAGGTTCTTGTAGGAAAGCCATATAATCTTTACCCTCTACAGTTTTAACATGTAATATTAATTGCTTAATTGTCTTTTCTTTGTCATCTCCATAAGATAACTTTAATGCTGACCCTTGATTAATTCCAAATTTCCCAATACTTCCTTTCGGAGCATTCACTGCTGTTACTGACTCTTGACTTCTTAACTCATTAAATAAATCTGCAAAATTACTCATCTTTCTTAGTTTTTATAATTATAAAAGACAAGGACTTGCCTTATCCTTGATACCTCTTTTTTGAGTCATATATTAGCTAATTAATTTATCCTATTGTTTCTCCCATTGTTTCCCAAGGGTCTAATTGAGATTCTTCAGTAACAACTTTCTCTTCTTGAATATCAAAATCTACTTCATCTTCTTCCTTAATTGAATATTCATGAACAATTTCTTCTGTTGGTTCAGCTTGAGGAACTTGTTGTGAGTTTGCTACTAATCCCCAAGAAAATACTTTTCTTACTACTTTCTGAGTTCTTTTACCCTTTAAAGGGGCTTCAGAAAACATCAAAGCAATTTGTTCTTTTATGTTACTTGCTTTAAAAGTTTCTGGAAACTTTTCTAACAAGAAATATTCAATACTTTCATTTTCAAAAGTATCTTCTGTCTGAAATCTTGTGTAACCACAAGATAGTAATTCCATAATTAAATCTGTACTCAATACTAATTGTGTTGCAAATCTTAATGTATTCATTTTTCTTAATTTTAATATAAAGTTAAAGTTAATAACTTCTTTTTAAATAATTGATTTTTTATTTAGATAATATTTAATATAGATTAACTGTAATACTCATTAATCTTATCTTTAATGAACCCTAAATCATTAGGGATTTCTAATTCATTAAACATTCCTACCCAAGACTTAGCTCCTGAGATTAACTCGTGTTCATTGGTAATAAATAATTTCTTAGCTTTATTCTCGATGTCATCCCAGACAGCTAGACCTAAGAAGATTTGGTCAAAATTACCTTCGGGAGTAATCGCATCCCGTGTCATTTTTCCTACCGTTTTCATAATCCACTTCTCTCTCATGCCCTCTGAAGTTACTTCAGGGTGAGCCATAACCCATAAATTCTTTTCAGGACCTTCAAAGTGACTATTTAACACCTCATAAATTGCATATTGTTCTTTGCCAATAGTTTTAAAAGCATCAAACCCACCACTTAATCCATTCTTCATGTAGTAGTCTTGCATTGTGAAGTTAAAGTCATCTATTACTACATCTGTGATATGACTTTTAGGGTTAGATAAATATTTTAATATCCTTGCTATCATTAAGGGATTATTAGTAATCATTCTATTACCCTCTTCGTCAGGCTTGTTGATTACTTTATAATTCTTATGACCACCTTTAAAAGGTAATCCTCTTGCTCTTGTTGAAATAACAAAAGTAGTTTTAGGGTCTAGACCCTTAATTCCTAATTCAGGGATTTGACCCATACTTGTAGTTTTACCAAAACCACTGTGTGCTAATATTAGATTCTTCATATCTTAATCGTTTTTAATGTTTGCTTTTTTATATTGTTTAGTAGCTCCATTCATATTTAATCTGTAATGCACAGGAAACTGTACTTTCCTTGCACTTACTAAATGCAAAGTTCTTAAGTAAGGATAGAGGACTTTTCCTCTATTGTCTTTAATAGTAGCCCCAAAATGCTTTTTAATCTGATACTTATCATCATTAGGATTAAAAGTAGTCCAAAATAAATCACAATCTTCTTCAAAATTAGAAGAATCTTTAGAATCATCAGGTGTTGGATACAGAAATTCAGGGTTCTTCTTCCTTTCTGTATCTGCTAAATTTCTATTAGAATGAACTATGTCAATAAAAGTCCAACCTAACATGTTTCTTAATATTACATGGTAATCCAAAGCCTTGTCAATAGTCTGTTTAAGACTAAAGCCTCTTTCTATATTCCACTTTCTCATATGGTCTGTGACGACTAGCGTCACTTTCTCAGGGTCATTAGGCTTGTAACCTATTGTTTTTTCCCTTTTAATCCCGTCTTTATCTGTATATTCCTCTTTAATAAATTGCCCTTCTTTTTTTGCTTTCTTCTGGAGGTCTTTAAACATCCCTGTAGGATTTATCCTATTTTCAATAAAGTCAATTATACCATCTTTCATTTTCTTTCCATTTTTATTATATTCTCCAAATATTGGAATAATATATTTAGGATAGATAACTTCAAACAAAAATGTAAAATATTCCTTATTGATAGTTATCAGACTATCTTGGTCTGAAATTAGTTCAGAAGCTAAATAATCTGAGCTAATTATGACTTTAGTACTACCTTGAAATGTTACTCCATCAGGTAATAAAGCATAATTACTATTTTTTTGCTCTAAAGCGATAAAATGAGCTGCATACTCCAATTCTTTTGAAATTCTATCTATCTCAAAAGAATAATATACTATAGAATTTACCCTCTTACTTAATAAATTGTGCAATATATAATGTTTACACAAAGATAAAACATAAGCAAAGTCACAGAATGTAGTTTTACCACTTTTTGAAGGACCAAGAATGACAATAAGCTGTTTCTTCTTAATCCCTCTTACATACCTACTGATATGCTTTATCGCTGGATCCATAGGAATCCCCATGTTTTTTCCTGTAAGTCCTTGGCTTACTATGGATAATAAGTTGCTCATAAAATTACCTATCTAATTCTGCATCAGCAAATTGAATTAATCTTTTTGCAAGTAACCTTGCATTATCTGGGCTTATGACCACTACAGCTTGGTTATTATCCCAAGCTGCTAATAAACAAATATTATTATTATTCGAGGGTTCATCAAAAACTAATTCAATGTTCCCTCCATTTTGTCCAGGGATATCGAAATCTGAATCTCTATTTACTTTAAAAATGTCTTTCATAATATTTCTTAATTTTATGCAATAATATTTTATTGCATTGTTATATTAGTAATAGAATCATCTGAGGATTCTTCTGTTTTTTGTTTTTCTTCTCTGATTTTCAGGATGTAATCTAATAAATCAGATTCATCTACTTTACCTTTGAAGATAAAATACCTTGGTTCTCTAATACCAAAGAGATTAGAATCAGCTTTTACTCTACAATAAAGATTAGTAGCTGTGATTATCTCTAATGGAGTTATAAAATTCCCTTCTTTAGCATGACTAACCATAAACTTCTTCATTCTCCCAACTAATTGAGATTTGTAATACTTACTTGAAGATAAATTTACATCAATAAATTCTTGAAGAAACTTAGTAATAACCCACTCCCAAGTTCCATATTTAGTGATTTCTTGAGATTCTCCTAATGGAAAATAGAAATCCCCTTTTTTAATAATTAAATTAGCTCTGAGGCATAATTCAACTATTACTTTAGGTGTATGCCTAGGTTTCAAGCCTTGTGATAAGGCTAGTAAAAAACTTAGACAATCATCTAAGTAGGAGTAATATTTCTCTCCCAGTGATTTAATTAGTTTTTCTTTCATTTTTTTATTTTTAATGAAAATTCTTCAGCTACTTCTTTTAAAGAAATTTCCCAGTCTTCAACATCATGATTGTCATGTACAGCTTGGAGAGCCATTAATAAACTCATGTTCTTTAGTTCCTTGACTTTGTTCTTTAAATGATTGTAGTCTTTTTCAAAAAAAGATATGAATGTTGGACCATCAATGTTCTCCTCTTCCATATTAGGGTCGTATTCCTCCTCTGTAATAAAACAACCTATTGCACAGGTAAGACCATTATCATCTCTGTATAAACATCCTACAGATTCGGCTATAGATTTTCTATTTTGTTTTAATAAGTGCTCTGAACACTCGTCAAAAATCTCTTGTTGAGGAGAGCTCATTATGTTTGTTAATGTTATCATATTTTATAGTTTTTAGTTATTAACTTTAATAGTAGTAAAATTAATTGTATCACCAACTTCAAATTTTTCATTAGTATACAATCTCAATCTTTCACCATCCACTTGAATCTTAACTTTATAAGCGTAGTCATTAGCCTTAGCTATGGATTTTACTACTCCGTACTCATATATAGTTGCAGGTCTTACAGCTAAAAACAGTAAGAATCCCAAACTAGCTACTAACATTATTGTGTTTTTAATCATTTTATTTAAAATTTATTGTTTATAAATTAGTGACAATCAGCATAGTTAAAGCCAATATCCACACTTACAGAAAAATTAACATTCATTTTTAATCTTTTATTAACTCTATCCATAGCTTGTTGGAATAGAGGTTTATTTTTTTCTAAATCCTCACTAGGAAAGTAAGTTACAAATTCATCATGATATTGAAGTGTGAATTTCATATCAGATATGTTTTTGACTTCTATTAACCAATTATCAAATACCCAAACACCACTACCCTGATTTAATGTAGAAAATAAATCTTTCTTATTAGCTACATAATACCAAAACTTAGATAGTGGGTTATAAACCCACGTTTGATTATCTACTTCTTTAGTTTTAAGGTTCTTGACTACTTCTTTAATAGCCCAATTCCTTTCCCAATAGATGTCAAATAGTAATTTACCCTCTGCTTCACTAATCTTAGCTGTTTCAGCTATTTTCTTATAACCTGCATTGTAGGTAGCACTAAAGTTTGTGGTTTTAGCTGTGTGTCTAACTTTTTTGAGTCTTTTAAACTCTTTTAAATCATCTTGAGATGGTTTATTGTAGGGTTTATCACACCATTTATAAAACTCTTCTTCTTCAATAGTCATCAATCCTGCTAAAACCCCAATATCAATATGTGGGTCAAAACCTGGTTTGTTCATTTCTTCAACATATTCAGGGTCAAAGAAATATAACCAATGTCTTTTAGTTCCATCTTCTAAAGATGAAACATCGCTTCCTATCATAGTAAATCCTTGAGGAGCTGATAATACCCCTCTAATCTCTTCTCCATAAGGTGAACCTACTTTAGGTAGGTTTTGAATATTAGCATGTCTTAGTCTTAAAGTATTAGTAAAACCATGAGCTGAACTATGGATAGTTCTTTTCTTTTGATTTTCTAAAAAACCTACTAACACTCCTTGTCTATGCCTAAGCATATAAAGACTTTCAATATTCTTCAAGACAGGGTGTTCTTCAAATAAATCTTTAACACTTGGACACAATCCTTGTCCAAATGGTAAGCTAATTTGTTCTACTTTCTCTCCTTTAACATTATCTTTAAATGTAATTGGTTCCCAACCAAAACTAAATAACCATTCTTTAATTTGGCTACTTGACAATGGATTCGGTTCTTCTCTAATAATCTCTGTATCTTCAGGTAATCCCTTGTCTTTCAACAAGTTATACCATCTTTCTCCATTTACGGAGAAATTACCATTCTTTTTGTGAGTTACTTTTGGTTTCTCTTTAAGAACTTTACCTAAAGAATTAGGCATAGACTTAGACAACAAATCAACTTTGTCGTAAATCTTAGTTCTTATCTCGTTAATTGATTTCTTAGACCATTTAATATCTAAGAGAAAAGGGTTCTCTTCTTGTTCTTTAAGACATTCAAACTTGAATGCCAAGTATTGAGTTAATCTTAATATTCTACTCTCCATTAAGTATAATGATGTAAGATAATTTCTTTGCTCAAACCAAACTAAGATATTTAGTTCAACATCTCTCCTACATCTTTTCAAATAATCCTCTGAAGATAAATTCTCCCAATCCTCGATAGCTACTTTAGGGAGCTTGTATTCAACTCCATAAGATTCTAAGCCATGCTTAGGTCTTTGAGGTTGAAGATACCAACTCAAAGATAAAGTGTCTATCGGTTTACTTGTAATTTTATTACCACTAATTATTTCTAATGCAGGTATGTCATATCTTATAATATTATGACCTATAATATAATCAGCACTATTTAAAATGCTAATCATTTCAGAAATATTAGTAGTAGTCCCAAAAGATACAGATGGACCACTGATTTTAGCATACACCATACAGTGTATCTTGCTAAAATCTTCTAGTAATCCATCTGATTCTATGTCAAATACTAGATATTTCATCTTCATCTTCCTTCATATTGCCACAATACAGCATTACAGTAGGCGTGAACTGCCCCCTCTGTCATGTCTGTATCATGATTATGTTGTAGGTGTATTGGATGTTTTAAAAAATTAGGTGGAAATAACTTCCAATTAATTTTTTTATCTGTAATAGCTTTAGGAGGTTCTCTATTTAAAAGTTGTTTACACCAATAACAACTACCTTTTTGTAACTTAATATATCTATTTCTGACTTGAGCCTTTTCTCCTTTTCTCCAATCTAATTTTGAATACTTTGTAGGTAATTCCATAATTATTTTTAGTTTTGTTATTCAAAATCTTCATCTTTAAAATCAAAATGTTCAGATAAGTCTATTTCTGTTTTAGCTTGATGTAGATCTCCATCGTTTTCACCAAGAACTTTTTCTAACTCTTGATAAAGGGTTTTAGCTTCTAATAAATTTTCCAAATTAATAAGTCTAAATAATTCATTAATTTTAAACTGCATAGAAGATAGTCTTTTGGTTATACCAAATTGGTATAACACATCTACTACAGAGATACCTTTGTTATATTGATTTTCCATTTCATCAATATTTTCTAAGATAATTTCTTTAAAAGTTTGTTCTTCCATGATTTAATCTTGTTTATAAGGTTTGCAATGTTTAAAATTAGCTAAATTTTCGTCATCATCTTCTGTGTGGTACTGTTTGACTTCATGGCGAGACCAACCACTACTGTCTTTAAAAGATATATATTCCTTTAGAAACCATCTTTCTTGGTCATTGGAAACCAAGACTATATCTCCTTCATTAGGAATCCAAGGTCTTTCTTGAGTAAAACCTTTGAGTAATAATCCTTCTGAGGTCTGTTCTAGTGTGTATGGTTTAAAAGATAAAACAGGAGTCACAGCATTACAATTAAATCTTTCTTCAGAGTTGTCTGAAAAAGTTACGTGTACCCAATCTTCATCTTTCTTTGTTTCACTGTTACACCTTACGAATGTATTTTTGACTTTGCCTTTTAGTTTCACGTAATAAACAATGTCCCCTTTTTTAAAAATATCTTTCATGCTTTAATTTAATTTTAGTCAATTAAAATTTTTATAGAGTTAGGGAGTATTTCTACTCCCTAATATAAATTTGATATAATACTTACATATCAAAAGCACTTGCTCCAATAATTTGGACAGCATCTATTTCTTCCTCTTCCACATCAATCAACAATGGTTCATATTTACCATTATGAAGAGATTTAATACAATTATCAGCATCTACTTTCTCCCCTCCAAATGCTTTAGCAGTTGCTAATTGTTTCATAGAATATAAAGGTACTCTTTGTCCTTTATAGTCAACAAATGTAGGAGTTAAATTATCTTTGTCTCCTTGCATTTTAAGATTATTAGAAATTACTTTATCCAAAGTAATCTGTCCTTTCTCAATGGCATAGTTGTAGCCTTGATTCATACCAATAGGATTCAATCCATATATTTCTTGGATGAAATAATCAGTTTGTGAACTGATGAATGTTTGAAAACTTGCTATTGTTGGAAACTTTCTTTTAGGAACTGATTGCCAAGCTACTCTTGTAGAGTCATAATATTCTGTCTGCTTGTCTTCTTCTTCAAAGAAGTTTAATCCTCCATCAAATTTAGGTTCTTTGTTTCCTTTTGTATATTCTAAGGAAACTACTTGTCTCAATTGGTATGTAATAGTGGTTGCATCTTCTTGAGATACTTTCTCAACAATAATTGCTGTAGGAAATTTTACTGTTTTTAAATTTACAATATTATTCATAACTTTACTTTTTATACTTTTTAAATTTAACTTAATTAATCATAGATTATTCTATGATTATATCAAACATTAGTGAGGGTTGAACTAATGTTTATTTTTAATAAAAAAGAGTAAGACAAATTAATGTCTTACTCTTACCCACAATCAATAATTTATTTAACGTTTCTTTCTTGGTTCAGGAATTACAGGTGTTACTGAAAACCCTTGGGTCTTCAAGTAATCAAGTTTACCCAATGTTTTTAAACCTACTTCTCCCCTTGGGTCGAAGCTGATTTGATTTTTACTTACAAAAGAAACCCCAAAATTTCTTTTAATACTTGCTACTACATTTTCTACTGTCCACTTATTTGATTTCTTACTCATAACTTATTTAGTTTTTAATTATTTAAATTTAATTCCCTTGTGTATAACCAATAAACTTTAAGGAGTCAATTTCTCCCCAAGTTGTTTTACCAATATTTTTACTTCTATCTACATAGAAGATATTATCATTATTTCCTGATAATGTGATAACACCTCTTTCCAAGAGGTTTTCAAGAGTTTTCATATTTGCAACCATTTCAGTATTTTTAATATTAACTAAAAAGAGGGTATTTCTACCCTCAAATTTAAAAACCAAATTATGAAATTATAGTAGCTTCTACTATGTCATATCACTATGTTTTTTCTCCACTTGTAATACCCCTCGGGAACTAAATCTAAAGGCAATTCATAAAAGTTATGAATTAAATCTTTAGATTCAATTTTTACTAGTAGTTTTTTATCAGCTTGTTTTTCAACATAACTGATATGCTTCCAATTTATCTTTTTCTTACTACCATTTAAATTAACAGATTTTAAATCTGTTCTATGGTAATATTTTACAGGTCTTGGAGAACCTGTGTTAATCCTGCTTTTTACTATACTACTAACTAAAGTAGTCCTTCTTTTGCATCCTGGGCAAGAAATCTGCCTGTTGTTCTCTACCCAATCTCCTTTTACTGCATGGTAGTAATCTTTCCTATTAATCCACCCTTGAAATACCATAGGGTTTTTGGTTACATAATTTTTTAGACTATTTTCTCCTGATTCAAAATATCTTAACATGATACATTCTAAAACAAGTTGGTATTCAAAACTGTTAGCTCTTGCAACAGTTTCTGTATAAACAAGTAAGTTTAAAATTTCTTCATCTTCTTTAGACATAGATATTTTATTAATTTTTTCTAAAGTCATTTTTAAACTGTCAACACTTGTAACAGTTTTAACTGAAGAATCAATTGGTATGTTACTGTCATCATTTGATAAATTAAATGACACCAATAATAGCAATAAAATTGTGGAAATAACCCACAAATTTTTTAACAAGTAATTACTAATCTTATTAGTAATTACTTTTTCTTTATCTGAAAATGTAATTTTCATAATATTGATTTAAAATGTGAATAAAAAAATCCCTGTCTCTAAATAACAGGGATTGTAAAAAGAATCTGCTCTACTCTCTCAATAGTCTGAGAGATTTCTTTTTCTCATACTCTTCTTTTTGAGTATGAGTTGTTTTCTTAGCTATTTTATTAGCTAAATTAGCTTTGATAGTTGTCCAATTCATGTGCTCCCTACAGGGCTCGAACCTGTGACCCCCTAATTATGAGTCAGGTGCTCTAACCAACTGAGCTAAAGGAGCATTAAAAGTTTAATTTAATATAAATATATTACTTAATCAAGTTTATTTCTTCTAACAAACTTTCAGGAATGTTGAATTCCTTTACCAAGCCAATTTTTTCTCCACCATCACAATCTTTTTTAATTAATTTAAAAAGATTGTTACCAATTGGTTTCCAATATTGATAATATGGCTTGTAATAATCATAAAAACGTTCTTCTTTATA